TAAAGCATCGAACGATGAAATCATCGCCCGCATCGTTTTCGACTTGAAAGTCGAGGACGGCAAAATCAGGGTAATCAATCATATCTTTTTTGAAAAGGCATCCGAGCTTGGTATTCGCCAGGTCTTGACTGAGGCATTAGGTATCAAGGGTGACAAGCTCAATGAGCTGGTGCAGCAGGCGAAGTTAAGACCGCAGGTAAAGCGTTCACTGCTCATTTCATCGCACAAAATAACCGGCATTAATCGCACTACTCAGAATATGGTTGCTCACAAATTACAGCAGGGTCTTGATGCCGGCGAAGGCGTCAATGAATTATCGAAGCGAATAAGCAGCACCCTCGGCTCGAACTTACAGAGGGCTCGGTATATCGCCCGCACGCAGACGGCAGGGGCCGTCAGCACCGGCAGGCATGCCGGTATGCAGGAATCGGGCGTTAAATTGAAGACCTGGCTTTCATCTCGGGATTCTCATGTTCGTGATTCTCATCGCACGGCGGAATCTCGATATGCCGATGGTATTTCGCTCGATGTGCCGTTTGTCTTGGATGCCGGCTTTGTTATGTATCCGGGCGACCCGAGCGGTCCTGCCGCCGAGATTATCAATTGCCGTTGTGTCGAGCTTATAAAAACGGCGGACGGCAAATCGCTCGGATTGTCGCAATACACAAACCTGCAATTTTATTCTCTTGCAGACATGGTCCGTGACAAGGCCATCACTGCATAAAAGGATTTATTATGGAACCTAAAAATACAACTCCGGTTGGTCAGGAACGTTATCTATTTTTGATGGTCAAATCTATTGACCAGGCAAATTCCAATCTCATTCATGCCACGGTTTCTACCAATGAAATCGACCGTTACGATGAGATTGTTCTGCCTGATTCCTTCCTGGAGGCATTGCCTTCATTTAAGCAAAACCCAGTTGTATTACCGGCGCATCAGCATCGTTTGGAAAATGGTGAGCCTCCTGTCATCGGCAATGTTCTGCCGGATACAATTTTGATTTCGGGCCGCACTGTCGATATGGATATCCTCTTCGATGATGATGAGCTTGGGCAAAAATATGCACGCAAATATCAAAAGAAAGTGATGCGTGCCTTCTCTATTGGATTTAGGGGACTCGAAGGAAAATACGAGGAACGTGAGAACAAGAAGGTCTGGACATGGACCAAAATCGAACTTCTCGAAGTGTCTCCCGTTGCCGTTCCTGCAAATCGCGGCGCTCTGGCGAGGGCCAAAGGTTATTATGAAAACAATGACACAAAGGAACTTGTCACCGAAGCTATCGATGAACAGTTTACAAATCTGAAATCTTACATCGAATCTCAATTCGATGAAATCAAATCGTTACTTATCTCCGATTCGGACGGGCTTGCGAAGCTTATGCTCGGCGATGGCTTTGAACGGCCCGCTCCCGCCGGTGATAAAGCAAAGGCCGAGAGATTACTTAGCGTTTTAGAAAAAGCAGTAAATGACTTTAAAAATTGAAAGGTTTTTCAAATGAACGATTTAGAGTTCGAACAAAAAATAAAAACCATGCTGGAGGACACCCGCAAGGGGCTTGCCACAAAAGATGAGCTCAAGACTGTTGTTGCCGATGCAGTTGCCGAGAAGCTTGCAGAAGACCAGTACAAATATCTGGCTGAAGCCGAGCAGCAAATAAAAGAGCTTAAAGAAGCCAATGAAAGTCTGGAGACGCAGGTCAGGCGTCTTATGTCCAGCCGCTTCAGCGCAATTAAGACAGATGGCCATTACAACGGAATCTGGGGCAACCTTGAGCAGGCAAAGAATTTCGGCCTCTACGTGATAGCTCACCTTTTGAAGAACGAGAATGCTCAAAAAGAGCTCAACGACCTCGGCATCGAAGAGCGCTTCCTCACCAAGGACGGCAAGATTACTAGGGCAGTAACGGGTACTACGATTACCGGCGGCGCTGCATTGATTCCAACCGAGTTTATTCCGCAATTGATAGTGCTGATGGAAAGTTACGGCGTTTTTAGACGTAACGCCCAGGAATGGCCTATGGCATCGGACAGCTCTGTTGCCGCAGCTCAAACATCTGATGTTGTCGTATATGCCCCGGGCGCCGGTACTGAGCCGACCGAGTCCAGCCCCGGGTTTAAGAATATCGGACTCAATGCCCGCAAGATGATGACGCTGACAGCAATCGATTCGGAAGTATCCGAAGACCTCGCAATAGCTATAGGCGAAGTCGTTGCCCGTTCGATTGTCAGGGCGTTTTCCAAGAAAGAGGACCAGATAGGTTTTATCGGCGATGGCACCTCGACATATTTTGGTTTTACCGGGCTGACCCAGGCCATTCTGGATGTTGACCCTAATGACGTAACCAATATTATGTCGCTGCATATTCAGGGAACTCCCGGTGCATGGTCAGCTATTACTATCGATGACCTCCTGGCTTTGCCGGGTATGATTTTGGATGATGCCGACGATGGTCGAGATTGCAAGTGGTATTGCAATCGCAACTTCTATTACACCGTGATAATTAGTAAAGTTCTCACCCTGGGCGGCACAAATGCCGAGGAAGCACGGCAGACCGGCTGGACACCAAATCCACATCTCTTTGCAAGGCCGGTGGAGTTTACAAACGTCATGCCGAGGGTAAAAGCCGCAGCCGACCATATCCCGCTTTTGCTCGGCAATCTTAAGCAGGCTTCATTACTTGGCGACAGGCGTGCCTTGCAGATAGACCAGAGTAGAGAGGCCTACTTCAAGACCGACCAGCTTGGTATTCGCGGCACCGAACGCATTGCGATTAACAATCACGGCGTCGGTGACAAAAAAGATGCAACGAATCCGCAGCCCGGCGCCGTCGTTGCGCTGCGAGCAGACATTGCGTAGCATTAAAAATAAACAGTAAGCCGGACGTTTCGGCTTGGAAATATTAAAAAAGTTTGCTTCTAAAGGAGAAATCAGATGTTGGTAGAAGCTCAGAATACCAAAAAAGTGCTCTTAGTTCCTCCGCAGCTCAAGGATGATGGCGATTTCGCAGGCAATGCCTACGTTGACATCAGGGGCTGGGGCTATGCAGAGTTTCTTTTGGCTGTAGGGACAACAGACGTTGCTGCCGGCGATGCCATTGGTTCGACCGCCGAAGGCACGGCCCCTGTCATCGAGGAGTGCGACACCTACGATGGTGCTTACACCGAGATTTCCGGTGCTGTTCTGGCAAACGCCATTCAACACAATGAGGACGATAAACTCTTCCAGATTGATGTTAATCTGATGGATAAGACGCACAAGCGGTATATGCGTATCAAGGCCCCTCATAGTGCCGCAGGCGCTGTCAATGGCTCGAACCTGTGTGCCATCTGCATTCTCTCTAAACCTGAAAAAGGCCCGGAGAGTGCAACCGAGAGAGGCCTGGCAGAGCACATAATCGCTTAAAGTTAAGCGACTGTATTTGTAAGAGATTAATCCGCCCGCCGTTTCGGCGGCGGGCGGATTTTGAAAACATTTAACCTGAAATTATTTAAGGTAAACCCATGTGGATTCTTATGAAAAAAACTTGTATCGGTAAATTCGGTGGCTTTTATCGAGACGGGAAATACGATTTATCAAAAAATGAAGTCGAGCAGCTCCCGAAAAAATCCTATGAGCCGACCTGTGCCCCCTGGGACGAGCAGAAAGATGAGAAGGCAGCAAAGCATAATGAATTTATGGCGAAGGTGCATAAGGCAATTGATACGGCGGAGGAATTGTTTTACGAATGTCGGGATTTAGCAACTGGAGTTGAAAAGCTCCAGGATACATTGGAGCAAAAAACAAAGGAATATAATAATGCAGCCAACAAAGCCAAAAAACTCGCAAAGTCAGCCGGCATCAAATGGCCGTCAGAAAACACAACAGAAGATGCAGACGACTCCGAGGGACAAGCAGTTTTGTCCCGAAAAAGAGTCGGCCAGACCTCGCACGCCTCGCAGCGAAGTTGAGGGACCAGATGGGCCGTTTAAATACCGGACAAAGGGGTCTTAAATATGGCAGATACAGGATATAACTGGAGTGCCTGGGCACAATGTGGAGTTGAAGCAGTTGCCTTGACTACAGGCGGTACGATTCTTGAAATCAGCGATGCTATTGACCTTGACGGTAAGGCTGCCTGCGAAGTCTCAATAGGGGCAACCTATTCCGACCACGCAAAGGCGACGGGCGGTTTGGAGATAGCTGTTCTTGGCGAATGCAACGGAACATATCAGGTACAGGCAGACATTGGTACTGGTTTTGAAATGATATTTACGCAAAACGATATCCGCAGGGAGCGTATTTCTATTGACCCGCAGCAATATGGAACATTTAAGATTATGCACGATTGGAATAATACAACGGCGGATAGCAATGTAACTATTACGACTCGATACAGGACGGCAACAGTGCCGGTAGCTTCATAATAATATGATACTGAAACCACAGAAATTCAGTTATCCAATTAAAGGCCACCCTCTTGCCAAAGGTCTTGTCGGCTGCTGGCTGATGAACGAAGGGTCGGGCAGCAAAATCTTTGATTTGAGTGGGAACGGCAATATTGGTTCTCTGGTTGCTGATACTCATTTCGTTCCCGGCAAATTTGGTCCCGCTCTGAGTTTTGATGGAACTGGGGATTATGTAAAAACTATGGATTCTCCACCCTCTATTATAAATAATGGGACAATTTCTGTTTGGTTTAATTCGGCAATTTTGGATTATTGGGGCACAATAGTCGGTTATACTGCAAGTAGTGC